CTACGGGAATTCCGTTCTCGGCCTGCTTCAAAATATTCAGAATCTGCGTGTCGCTGTACCGTGATTTCTTCATGTAGAATCTCCTCCAATCGGGTTAGTGGAAAATTCTACTTTTCAGAACAACTATTTTTCGGGGGGATTACCCTTGGATGGCGCGGCATGGTTGGGTGGGAAAAACTGTTAAGGCGTGATTAACGGTCACCGTTGCGGTCACCAATGTAATCAAAAAAACAAAAAGGGCTAGGTCTGTATTGACCTAACCCCTTGATTTCGTTGGAGCCAGAACGGGGATTTGAACCCCGGACCTACTGATTACGAATAGGTCGGCGGATGGCTTAAATAAAGGGTTTCCTGGCGACAGGGACCCGATAGGGACCTCGGTGGTCTGCGAAGGTCGGTTTTGTGCAACGCCGATTTTCGCCTTCTGAAAGCCTCCGGAGCCGCGCGGCTCATGGCAATAAACGCCAATCAAATAGCTGTCCTGCGGGTGGCGCTTTCCCCCTGTTTCAGAAGTTGAAGAGTTTTGAAAAAGACGGGAAATCCGCCTGGGCATTATGACGAACTGACTTTCGGTCAGTAGGTCAAGGCCATGCAAAACTGGCACGGAGCTGCATCATCTTGCAAAGCGCGCAAAGAGGGCGGCATTTTGGGACGCCTACAGCCGCCACATCCTCGGGGGTGAATTGCATGCCTACGGGCTTGCACAAAAATGGGACGAAAAAGCCCGAAGGCGGGAGCGGAGGAGTGATTTTTTGGGGGGTGGTGGTGTCCTTTCCCCCCTGGTGGTGGGCTGGGCGACGACGTCAAAAAAACTGCCGCAGATCTGCAGCAGTTTTTTCTAGGTGTGTGCTTGGACGTCTTAGCCGTTGATGAGGTCCAGGTTCCCTTCTAGGGTTCCCACGTTCTCGGAATGCTGGGTTACTTCACCCTGTACATCGCAGTAGGTCGTCGTGGGGTGGACGTGGTCGGCCAGATCCTGCAGCGCGCACCGGACCTCCTCCATGAAGTCTATGATCGTCGGCAACAGGCTTACTCCCGTCCCAGGCCGACCGATGCGGACGGTGGAGCCAACCAGGTTGATGAAGGGGGACGTAATGGTCTTGGTCCCGTCCACGGTCTCCGATGATTCACCGCCGACGTCGGAGGTGAAGTCGCCGCCGGTGGATTGCATGCGATCCTCGCCTACATTCTCGGTGTGGGTCCCGGCCACGTCCTCCTGGAGGTTCCCCTTGACTGTGGAGGCGTGGTGCCTCCCGGAAAGTTCCTTACGGTCCTGGGCGACTATGAGGGCGCGGTCACGGCCGGTGGCGATGGTGACCGTGTCCACCCCGAGCAGCCCGGCGGACCCGCCAGAACGAAGGCGCACCCCGCCCATGGCCTCGACGATCTTGCATCCCCCGACTTCTTCCACACTGTTCTCGTTGATCCGGCGCACTTCGCGCGCATAGGTGTCCAAGTTCTCGACGGCCTCGGCAACCCTCTTGAGCGACCTATCGACGATGGCCATGTCCGTCTCGCGCGTCCAGTTCCCGTCCTTGTCCACGGTCTGGAACACGGCCGGGGATTGCTGCCAGCGCTGTTGGCCCATGGCTATACCGGGCAGGCTCATGCCTTGCGGGTAGATCTGCCGCACGAGCGGGTGGTCGGCCCGGCCATAGGCGAATCCAACCACCACGATGACGCCGGGTTCAGGGAAGCCAAACAGACCAGCTTCCTGCCCGCAACCAACCGGGACGGGGAGCTGCACGGCCTCATAGACCGGGAAGTTCTCGTCCCTGGCACCGTCCGGCGTCAGGATCTCCAGATCCACGGCGTAGCGCGGCCGGAACCGCTCGGAGCATCCGCCGTCGTTCGGCGCGTCATTGACGGCGAGCACCCGCGCGAAGCGGTCCAGGTGCAGCCCGGCCGACAATTCGGGAAACAGCTTGAGGATGATCTTCTTTACAGTGTCTCGGAGCATGTGGTCACCATGGTGTGCCCTTTGAGGTCCACGCCCACCACGAATCTGCCATTGAGCAGCACGCCGGGGCGGATCTGCGGCAAAACAACGGATTGCTTGCCGCCGGTCGCCGTGACCTTGTCGAAGACCTCTTCCGGGATGGAAACGGGCCTGGTCGCCCATCGGGAGTCATCCCACGATCCAACGAACACGCTCCCGTCGCCCTGTTGCTGCCAGATGTAGTTCTCGATGCCGAAGATGGCCCCCAGGGAACTGAGGCCGTGAAATCCGTCGCCCATGGCGTAGAACGCCGGGACCTTTCTCGCGGCGTAGTCCCGATCCGGCACGACGAAGCGCAGCCCGGTCCTGTCGGTGTACCATTGCACCACATCCATCAGAGTGGGATGGCGCAAGGCGACGGGGAGCTTGACGTACAGCACCGCCGTTAATTCCCGGCAGCGCAAGCGCTGTTGCTGCCCGTCAACGGTTTCACTCGCGCGGATGACGCCGATGAAGTGGACCTGGTCCCGGTCCTGGGTTGAGTATCCCATTTCAAGCCGGACGTGTCCGGACATCGCGGACGGGCTCAACACCTGGAAGATAGCCCGGCCAGGCGAGTGGAGTGACAAGCGCACGTCCTCGTCCACGAGCTTCACTGGCTCATCGTTGACGTAGAGGGTCTTGCGCAGCTTCATGCCAGGGCCTCGTCAATGGTTTTCAGCAGCTTTTCAATGCCGGTCGCTGGTTCTTCGACGGCCTCGGCGGTTTCGGCCGGCCGCGTCTCTTCGGTCGTCGTCCCGTCGTTTGTCAGGGCCACCGGATCCTGCTTTTGCTCCCTTTGCTCGACCCGTTCCGGATTGGAGAGGTACTCCTTCAGGGTGAAGGACACGTCCCAGGCGCGCAGGCCTTCCTTCTCCTGGACGTTGAAACTCTCGGCGAACCGGACCTGCCGTATGCCCATGGCGTTGGCGGTCAGGTTGGTGATGGTGTAGACCTTCCGCGATCCGTTGCTCTTGGCCTCGGCAACTCTCGTCAGCTTCCGCAGGTCTGATTCGTCCTTGAACCGGATGACCAACGAGACGGACAGCTTCTTCCCCTTGGTGCCCTTGTCCACTTCGTCCGTGCTGCTGGTCTCTCCGGAAGCGTCGGCGGCGCGGATGTCCATGCCGCCACCTATCTGCATCTCGTGGCCGGGCACGTTGTAGTCGTCCAGACGGATGAGGATCATAGCCCAAACAGCTCCTTGAAAATGGTCATGTCTTCGGTGTTGCCGATCCAACAGCACGCCACCGCCAGCTTGTATCCTTCGACCGGCGGCAAGGCCTCGGTCAGCTGCCGGTGGATACTGCTCACGTTCCCGTCCAGGATAACCCCCAGACCGCCACCACCCTGGATGCCCGCGGCGATTGTCTCCCAGGCTGCTTCAAGCCCCTGCAGGAAGGCCCGTTTCTTTTCGATGACGGACGCCAGCTCATCCTCTGGGCGCTGGTTCTCCAGAGCGTATCCGTCGGCCATTCCGAGCAGTCCTCCGGCGGCCTTGTCCATGGATGCCCCACCCGGATGGCGGCGCGTGTCCATGCTGGCCCAAGATGGGTGGATGCTCCCTGTGGTCTGGACGAGCTTGTCTTTCTCCAGAGAGGAGAGCCACCTGGCCCGCCGTTCGGCCAGTTGCAGCTCCGTTACCGGGAAAATAGCATTGAACGCCGCCAGGGCTTCGGCCAGCCCGGCATGATCGACGCCGCGCAGGAGGAGAAGTACCCCACGGAGTGCATCTCCCTCTATCAGGTCGTTCGGATCCGCCAGCTTGTCGGCCAGGCCTTCAACGGCCTGTTGCGGTGTCAGGTAGGCGTAGTCCCCACGCCGGTCACCGAGGGGATGGATATAGGGGTGGGCGCAGACGAAACGCCCCCCCCGCTGCAGCAGGCCGTCCATGGCGACGCGGAGGCTTTCGGCACCTGAAGCGACCGCTGCAACGGGGTTGGGCGTAATCGAAAGTTCACCCGCGATGTCCCCCAGCCTGGTCAGGCTGGTGTCCAATTCTCCGGCCGCCGCATCACGGCACCCCTGGAGTCCGTCGATGACGGCCTGCAGGGACGGAGGAACGGATAGCGTGACCTGTGCCCAGCTCACTATACCTCCTGAACTACGGGCAGGGCTGCCCCCTGGAGCGTCACGCCCTCGGGCCAGCCGTAGTCGCTGATGAGCAGCGCGGCAACGTCCTCCTCGGCCACGGTGGTTCCGCCGTCCGGAGCGTCCCCATCGAACGCGGCCAGGACCTTGACCGGTCCGATATCATTGCGCTGTTCTACGAGCCAGGCCGCGCCGTCCGGGTATCCTTCGTACCCGTTGTGGGCGAATCGTTCGTCGTATTCCTCGCCAGTGTCGGGATCGGTGCCCATGGTATTGGACAGCCCCCAGATCTCGCCGAGCGGGTTTACGTCGCCGGATACCAGGGAGTAGCCGCTGTCGGTGATGGTGAATTCTGCATACTGCATGGTCCCTCCTTACGCCGCCACAAGGCAGGGTTTCGCGGACATGGTGACGGACACAATCGTGTGTCCGCCGGAATAGCACGTGGTATATGAGGTCGATCTGTCGCCGCAAATGGCGTTAGCCTCCGACGAACCGTTGCCCAGCAGACACGTGGTCAGAGGGTTGGTCGGCGCGGTGATCGGGTCAAGCTGGTTAATTGAGAACAGCACCATTTCGTCCAGGGACGTGGGGAACAGGCCGTCGTCCACCTTGATGCCGCTGAAACACAACCCGGTCTGGTAGTCCATGGACAGGATCATCATGTAGGCCGACTCCTCACCGGCCATATCCGTCCCGGATTTGGAGCTGATCCCTATGCCCAGCGAACTGTCCACGGCCGCGACGACCTTGCCGACCAGCTCCGGGGTGATGCCATACCGAAGTATCCCGGAGCCTGAGTCGAACAGGTACAGGTTGCAGATGCTATATCCGGCGGAGGGCATATACAGGTCCTTGACGCGGTGCACGATGGAGAAGCCACGAGACGAATTGTACAGGGCACTGTACAGCCCGTAGGTGCCCTTGAGGCACTGATAGGTCATGTTGGCAATAGTCCGGTTGGTTCCGTCCGTGCCCACGTTGTTGTACTGGGTCAGAACCAAGTCGCTGCCCGTCAGGCCGAGCCCGGCCCCGGTCAGGTTGGTCCCGGCCGCGCCGACCGCATCGACCACATAGCTGTCGGTGTCGGCATCCGTCTGGACAATAGGTAGGGGCACGAATTTGTAGGCGAGCCCGTTGCCAGCCCCTCCATTCCCGATTGCAATCAGATCCATGACTATCCCCCTATGCCTTGGTGTAGTGGATGCGGAGGCCCAGGACATTGACCACGTCGGCCAACGGCTGTGCACCATAGTCGCAATCACGGGTCAGCAGGAAGCGCACCATGCGCCCGGCGGCGGGTGCGCCCCCGACGGTCATGGCGGCGCTGGCTGCGGACTCATGGTCAACGCTTGCGGATATGGCGGCGTCCGTGATGTTCACCGCCGTACCAAGGGCCGCGCCGGGACTCCCTCCGTCCCCCACCGCCACGGCGGCCAGGGTGAAGCCTACCTCGTCATCGGCCACGGCCGTTGACGGTGCATTCCAGAAGAGTTGCGCGGTCAGCGTTCCTCCGTTCCAATCCGAGGGCATGGGGTATTCCATGCAGACGCTCTGGTCCGTATCGGTCCCGAACGCGGGCACCCTCCGGGTGAGCCCGTTCGAGTCCTCAATCGGGACGATGGACGGCCCATCGGTGACGGATGCCGTCATGGCGCCGCCGCCGATGAATATGGAGCCGGTCGTGGTGCGCGGTTCGTAGCCGGTGTGGGTGTGGTCCTCAAGGGCATAGCCGGTGTGGGTGTGGTCCTTGGCCGCGAACACCTCACCGAGGACGCCACCGGTCTTGGGGCGGAAGTCGGTGACCGTGCCGTCGGCTGCGATCTCGGCAATTTTCTGGCCGTAGTGGGCGTCATTGGTCCCGTCAACGTAGTCGCCGGGATCCGCGTAGGTCACCACGGCAACAGCCGTGCGGTCGGAGCCCTGGGGCTGCAGGGCAACGTCCAGGAACACCTCGGCTGGCAGGGCCGGGGCCAGCGTCTGTTCGGCGGTCTGGAGTATGCGGATGCCTTCGACATATCCGAGGCCGGGCTGCAGCTTGAAGGTGCCCCCGTCGTCGATGACCAGGAACCCGTCGTCGAAAAAGCAGGCGCCGCCGTAAATGTCCAGGTTGGACAGCCGTTCCCGCTCGTCGATACCCTTCAGCCGCGCCGTGAAGTCGATCTGCCAGGTCGAAGCCTCGACGGTGATGGCGGTGACGTCGGCCACGCCGGAGTATTCCAGCATGAAGTTGCGGGTCAGGGCATTGCCCATGGTCGGATGAACCGTTTTCCACTTCGAGAGCGCCGGGGTGTAGGCGATGGCGACGACCGTGTCGTCTGCGGAGCAGTAGAGCCCGACCCAGTTGAACTCGAAGTCGCCGATGTCGGATCCCAACAGCATGGAATACACGACCTGGTTGGGGTTGATGTACCCCTTGTTCTCCTCGGGGATCACATACTCGAGTACGATGTCTCCGGCATCCGGTTTGCCCTCGGTTCTGTCAACTGCTGCGGCCGGATCCACTCCGTCCACGTAGGCGAGGATGAACCGGTCGATGACCAGTGCTTCTTCCTGGTTCTGCTTCAGGGCGATCAGGGCCTCGCCCGCATTGGTGATGGCGCTGCTCATGGTTACTCCTTACAGACCGGCGGCGATGACCGCCGAGTCGTTGTTGAATTCCTCCAAGCGCGGCCCGACCGACAGCGGCGGCACGGCAGCGCAGATTGCCTGGTAGTCGTTGTCGAAGGTTTCCACCCTCGTGCTGATGGTCAGGGGCGTGATGATGGTCCATTCGTACCGGCGGCAGGTCCGGCCGTAGTGCTGGATGAGGACCTGCAACAGCGCCTGGTTGTCCGCCAGCTGGGTGTCGGAAAGGCGGATGGCCAGGACGTCCCAATCGCGTCCGTCCATCCGTTCGTCGATCTCGATGTACCCGACGCCCAGGCGTTGGAATATCCGCTTGAATCCCTCCACGGATCCGGCGTCCCTGGCGTTGGCATAGGCGTATTTGACGCGCAGCCGGTAGAGGGCGAGGGGTTCTCCATCGAAGCGGTCGATGTCTCTCTGCCAGGCGATGAGGTTCAGCACCGCCTCGGTGCAGGTGTCCGGGTCCATCTGCTGCACGGGCCAGATGGCCCACTGCATGACCAGGGAGAACCACCGCTGCGCGGCCTTGGCGAGCTTGGTCAGCTCCGGCCCGGCCATCCAGAACGGCAGCGACACGTCGGGGGAGGTCTGTTCGTCGGCCACTATGCGCCCCCTTCGGTTATGGTCAGCGTCCCGAGGATGGGCAGATCCATGGCGGAAACGATGTCCCCGGTGCGGTCGAACTCGACCGAGAGCAGGTCGGACAGGCCGGAATGCAGATCCTTGTCCAACTGGGACAGCGAGAACCGGCTATGCGGCCAGGTCTTGGTCATGTCGAAGTCGGTGTTTTCCCTGAAGGCGCAGCGGATGCGGTCTTCAACGCCCTGCAACAGCGCCGCCGTGCGCGTGTTCGAAAGATTGGCTACCGGGAAAACGGTCACGCCGAGGTCGTAGGACGTCTCCGGCATGGGGTAGCAGATCATGTCGTCGCCATGGCCGTGGTTGCCGGAGTCGCGTACGTAGGCGTTGATGTTGTCCACGAATTCCTGGGGCGGTGCTCCGGTGTCCTGGATGATGAAGCAGTTGGCGGTCCCAGGCCCGCGCGGGCCGTCGTGCTCGAAATACAGATAATCCGTGCGGATCCCGGCGTATTCGGCGATGCAGGCCTTGTACGCGGCGTCATGATGGTACTGCCCAACGGCACTGAACTGGTTGCGAGCCCGCAGGCGCAGTTCCTCGTCCGTTTCCTCATCGGCGCCGGGCGTCGTCAGCCAATCGGACGCATTGGTTACGGACGCCACACCGGGGATAAGGGAGGCGAGGATGGAGTAATAGCCCGGCCCGAGGTTGTACGCGGACCCGGCCTGCTCCGCTTGAACCGGGGCTGAAAATGTCAACGTCCCGTCGGGGCAGGTGGTGTCCGTGGTGACCACGACGCGGTAGACGTATCCCGCCAGCGTCGGGCTCTCGATGACGGTCCCGGATGGTATGGTCAGTTCTCCGGCCGAGGTCTCGCGCGTGAAGACGACCACTCCCTGGGCAGAGGTCGAGGCCTTGCGCTCGATTTCAACACCCCAGGCGTAGACATTGAGCCAGGCCCCGGACGCATACTTCAGAAAGAGGTTGGGCAGGGCCGTCCCTACCAACAGGGAAACCAGCTG